ACGGAAGCGGCTCTCGGGCGATCCCCGGAACCCCTTCCGGCCCCGCTACGGGGCGGAGCTGACCTTCACGGCGGCGGCGCAGGAGGCGGAGACCCTGGGCTATATTCTCAAATTACTTGAGAAGGAAGCGGCCCGGGAGTGTGCGCGGCGGGTCATCCCCACGCTGGACGCGATCCTTGACTTTGTCATCGGGTTCGGGCTTCTGGCCCTGGCGATGCTGGGCGTCGCCGCCGCGTGTGTGGCAGCGGGAGCGCCGGACGGCATCACCCGGACGGCGGCGCTTTTGGGCGTGGGTTTCATCACAGCCCTCTCGCTGCACCGCCTGGGGCGGAAGTAATTCTAAGAACGACTACACAGGAAGGAGGACAGCGATGAAAAGCAACGGCAAACTTTGCCCCCTGGGGAAGCTCGTCGTCAAGGCGCTCGCCGACCAGGAGAAGACAAAGTCGCAGCTCGCCGCCGAGATCGGGACGTCGCCGCAGTATCTAAGCTACATTCTCTACGGCGTCCGCTCGGGCGAGAAGTACCTCCCGGCGCTCATCGCGGCCCTCAAGCTCGACCCCCGGAAGGTCGAGAAGGCAACGGCAGCATGACAGCAGGAAGGGAGGGACAGGAGTGCCGGACGTATTCATCACCATGAAGGAGGCGGCGGAGTTCGAGGGCGTGAAGTATGGGACATTCGCCCAACGCATCGCCCGCAACCCCAAGCAGTACAAGACCAAGACGCAGCCCCAGGAGGGCGGAGGCAAGGAGCAAGTTTTGATTGCGGTCTCCTCGCTCTCCCCAAAAGGCCGGAAGGCGTGGCGGGCGGCGCAGAAAGTGGACGGGAGGGATGTCGTCATAGAGAAGCGAGCAGAGTCCGCGCCCTGGTATGTGGGCGTCGACCTCAACCACTACACCGAGCAGCATAAGAAGGAGTTCTACGAAGCCGTCGAGCTGGCGGCACGGGTTCAAGACTTCATAGAGTACGACGGCCCGGAAAACCGCACGGCCTACGCGGAACGCTACGCGCTGGGGCTGGGCGTGAGCCCGCAAACCCTCTACCGCTACATGAGCAACGTCCTCAAGGCGAACGCCTGGGCGCTCAAGCTGGAGAAGGAGGACGGGCAGAACCGGGACTACTTCCGGGCGCTGGCCTTGTGCCGGAAGCCGAAGGAGAAGGCAACCTTCCCAAGCCTCACGGACGAGCAAAAGGCGCTCATTGAAAACATCTGGTTCGACCACCGCTTCGCCGCCAACCTGGGGACGATTGAGATGCTCTATGAGAAGTTTGAGGAAGTCGCCGAGGGCCGGGGCTGGGAGAGCTACCCCAGCATCAAGACGGTCGCCCGGTACATCAAGCACCTCATGGACAGCCGGGGCGCAGAGTCGGCCCGCTACCTCGCGGCCAACGGCTCCCGGGAGTGGAAGAACAAGAAGATGCTCAAGGGCAAGCGGGACGCGACGAGCCTCAAGGTCATGGAGTACGTGGTCGGCGACGAGCACACCTTCGACTTTTGGGTTCAGTGGGTTGCCCCGAACGGGAAAGTCAAGGCCGTCCGCCCGAAGCTCGTCGCATGGATGGACATGCGGAGCCGGGCGATCGTGGGCGACGTGGCTTGTGTAGACGCCAACAACCAGACCCTCAAGGAGAGCCTTGTGAAGATGCTCTACTCCCACCCGGGCGGCGTCCCCCACATCCTGCACGTGGACAACGGCAAGGACTACACGGCGAAGACCATGACGGGCCAGAGCCGGAAGAAGCGGAACATCGAGTTCGAGTTCGACGCGGAGACGGTGGGTTTCTACCAGAGCATCGGCATCGAGGAGGTGGGGCGGTCGCTCCCCTATCAGCCGTGGGACAAGCCGATCGAGCGTTTCTTCTCGACCGTGTGCTCCAAGTTCTCAAAATGGTTTGAGAGCTACACGGGCACCCTCACGGGTTCCAAGACCTACGCCAAGCGGCAGAAGGACGTCGACGGGATGCTCGAGCGTGGGGAGCTGCTCACGATGGAGGAGTTCTTCGAGGCGTGGACGGAGTGGAAGGAAACGAAGTACCACACCCGGGAGCACCGGGGACTCAAGGACGCGGGCGAGAAGTGGGTCACGCCGATCTCGCTCTTTGAGAACGGCGAACGCTATGAGAAGGCAGCGCCGCCCCGGGAGTATGCGGCGATGCTGCTCATGAAGGCGGACACCGCCCTCGTGCGGAACCAGGGGATCACCAAGTTCGGGACGCTCTACACGGACTACGAGCTTTGTCACTACGTCGGCAAGCACGTCGGCATCAAGTGGGACATCGACGACGTCACGAAGCTCTACGTCTTCGACGAGGAGGGCCGGAAGATATGCGAGGCCGTCTCCGCCGAGCTCCTGGCCTTCGGGCCCCACTGTTCACAGGCGGCGCTTGAGCGCCACCTCCGCGACCAGAAGCGGCAGGAGAAGGAAATGCGCGAGATCCTGGAAGACATGCGGAGGCCCTACGAGCTCCGCGTCCAGGAGGGCGGACGCCCCTCGAGCGCGGTCGGCATGATCGACCTCACCATCAAGGCGGAGCGGAGCCCGAAGGTCATCGCCCTCCCGAACGACAAGGAATACCGGGCGGAAGCGGCGGCAAGCCGGAAGGCCAGGAAGAAGACATCCGGGGACGAGTTCCTCACCAACAAGGCAGACGACGCCCTCGCCCGTTTGAGGGCTATGAACGAATAGGAGGTACAACATGGAAGTCACAGCAGCAGCGGCCCAGGCCGCAACCTATACCAACAGCAAGAGTCTCGCGGAGCAGATCAACGACTACCTCGCGGCGACGAAGACCAGCATCGCGACCCTGGCAAGCGAGATCCCGGGCTATTCCCGCCCGACGATCTCCCGCTACCTCTCGGGCAAGTACGAGGGGGACATCGCAGCCATTGAGAAGCTGCTCGCGGACTGGCTGGCCGGGCGCACCGGGGAGGACGTGGCCCTCCCGGAGCCGGGCCGGAAGACCGGGACGAAGCCCGCCTTCTTTGAGAGCCGGGACGCCCTCAAGGTGCTGGGCGTGTGTCAGAGCTGTCAAGAGTACATCGGGCTCGGCATCGTGGTCGCCCGCAGCGGCTACGGCAAGACCTACTCCCTCCGGCAGTACGCCAAGCTCCCCCGGGTCGCCTATATCGAGTGTGACGACACCATGAGCAGCCGGGATCTTGTGGAGGCGATCGAACGGGCCCTCGGCATCCCCAGCGGCTACGGGACGATCTGGCGCAGGGTCAACGGCATCCGGGACTATTTCAACACGAACAAGGGCTACCTCCTCATCATCGACGAGGCGGACAAGCTCGTCTCGAAGTACACCCAAAAGAAGATGGAGATCCTCCGGGCGATCTTCGACCAGTCGGACGTGGGGCTCGTCATCGCCGGGGAGCCGAAGCTCGAGGCGCAGATCAAGACCTACCTCGTCCGCATGGCGAACCGGGTCGACTTCTACGTCAGCCTCAAGGGGCTTGACCCCTCGGAGGTGGAGGGCTACCTCGCGGGCTTCGAGGTCGCGCCGGACGCGATGGTCGAGCTCAAGGCCCGGGCCTGCAACATGCAGACGGGATGCTTCCGCCTCCTCGACCGCACCCTCTCCAATGTGTCCCGCATCCTTGAGGAGAGGGGCGAGAGGGTCGTCACGGTCAAGATCATTGAGCAAGCCTCGAGCCTCATGATGCTTTGACGCGGAGGAGGCCGGGACAATGAAAATGAGAAAGCAGCGGCTCATGGGGATCGCTATGCTGGCGATCACCGCCCTCATCCTGGTTATGGCCCGAGGCGGGAGGACGCCGGAGGACAGCGACGCGACCGCCGCCTTCCTCACCGGGCCCCTGGGCTTGTATATGCTCCTCTCGAAGACCTACATCCTATACGACGGCGAGGAGCAGGAGGCGGGCGGGCAGAAGGAAAGCGTCGGGGAGGCAGCTCCCCGGGCACATAACAAAACTACAAGAAAGGAAGTTGTCAACACATGGCAAGAAAGAGAGTGGTCGAGCCCTCGGGCGTCAAGACCTGGGAGGACGCAAACGACGCCCTCCGTCAGATTGCGGAAGCGCAGCTCGCCCTCGCGGACATTGAGGGTGAGATGAACAAGCAGATCCTCGGGGCGAAGAAGGCCGCAGAGGAGCAGAGCAAGCCGTACAAGGACAGGGTCGCCAAGCTCGAGCGCGAGCTCAAGGATTTTGTCACCGAGCACCGGGCAGACATGGGGAAGACGAAGACCCGGGCCCTCACCTTCGGCGAGGTAGGGTTCCGGCTCTCGACCTCCGTGTCGCTCCCCCGGGCGAAGGAGAAGATCGAGGAGATCATCCGCCGCCTCAAGACCCGGCAGATGATGGACTGCATCGTCGTCAAGGAGGACGTCTCGAAGGAGGCCCTCAAGAAGTACGGCGAGGACACCGTCAACGCGGTCGGCGCTACCTGGAAGCAGCAAGACGTCTTTGGCTATGAGCTGAACTTCTCGAAGCTGGAACAGGTCAAGGCCGGGCAATAAGAGGGCCGAGAAACGAGGTGTAAATCATGGCAGCAGCAACAACACGCAGCGGGCGGAAGCTCCCCTCCATCCGCACCCTATGGGCGATCGCCAAGTCGCCGGAGCTGGGGCTCACGGACGAAGACCTCCACGGGGTCGTGTACCGGGAGACGGGCAAGGGGAGCATGAAGCAGCTCACCCAGGGCGAGATCACCGCCGTCGCCCGCGTCCTGCAAAACATGAAGGACAGCGCAGCCCGGGGAAGCCGGAGCAAGCGCACGGATGAGGGAGGCAACCCCACGACCGAACGGCAGCGCCGGAAGATCTACGCGCTGACCGAGGCCCTCGGCTGGAACAGCGACAAGCGCCGGATTGAGGGGTTCGTGAAGCGGATGACGGGCATCGACCGCCTTGAATGGCTGGACGCGGGCCAGTGTGAGAAGGTCATCGAGGGGCTCAAGGCAATCCTCGCCCGGGAGCAGCGGAAGGAGGGCGCGGATGGACGTCGGGACAAGTAAAGGGCTTGAGAGCTTCCTCGCCTTCCTCCGGGAGACCACGGAACGGCACAGGATGGCGGAGGCCGACCGCGCTGAGGCGGAGGCCGCGACGCAAGACCTCCTCCACGCGCTCGAGCTGGGAGACGACAAGGCCCCGGGCCGGGCGCGGCTGGGGCTCAAGATCCGGGAAGTGCGGCGGCAGCGCCGGACGGCGAAGGACATCGCGGAGCAGACCCGGCCCGTGGTGGATTGGGTAGAGCAGAACCGCACCGTCATCAAGGGCCTTGAGCGGCTTTTAGGCGATGTCCGCAAGCAGGAGCGCCGGAGCGAGGGGCGCAGCTATGCGCCCCGTACCCACATATTAGAGGACATACGGCGCGACGGAGAGAAGGAGGGGCAGCATGAACAACTTTGACGAGCCCGTCAAGAAGGCGGAGACCGACGCGGAGATCCTGGACGCGCTGCAAGGGGTCAAGCTGACACAGGACGAGATCCGGCGCGGGGCGTGTGGCGGGATGGGGCTCGCCTTTTTCCGGGCCTACTATGAGAAGCTCCCGGAGGAAGTCGCCCGCCGCCTCACGGAGATCGACACCGAGGCCGTGGAGCACATCACCCGGGCGACGGGTCTCAACCTGTCCGGCTTGCTCCTGGATCGGTTCGGGGAGAAGCTGGCAAGCGACGCCGCCTTCGCCCAGGTCATCCGGGCGGCGAACGTGTACCGGGGGCGGCTGGGCTACGCTCCCCTCGGGCCGGACGGCTGGCCGGAGGTGGAGACATGAGTGAAAGAGCGCGGAAGGCGGGGCAGTTTGCCGGAGCGGTGGAGCGGCTGGCCGTGGAGCTGGCGATGGTCGAGATCATCCAGGCGCGGCGGTTCCTGGGCAAGCCCACCAGCAAGAAAGACCGCGAGGAGCTGCTCAAGCTCACGACCCCCGAGCTT